TGGGTTAATCACGAACATAGATGGTTATGGATAGCTCGTTTATGTGGTTGGCTTCAACATACACTTTATTGCTTTACGGGATATAAAATAATAAAGAGAGATTAAGATGAAAAACGAAATAATGCAAAAGGCAGAAATAGAAATAGAAAATATTCTCAATAATCTACAAATTGCACTTGAAGATTATTACTTGTGTAATCATAACGCTAAAATCATTCATCGGATGAATGGAGATTATAAAAAATGGAAATGCAATATCACAATATTCCCAAAATCATGAAGAGTAGATTCTCCAGTAATCTATTTGTAACTGTAGGAGGATAAATGTTAGAAGGATTAAAAACAAGAGTTAAACGATTCTTAGATTTAGAGCCAGAAGATATAATAAGGGACGTAAGGGAAGATATTGAGGTCAAGGGATATGGTGGATATGGATTTCAATTTTATCCTGAATGGGGAAGAGGAGAGAAGGTCAAACCTGGCGATGTAAATTCAATGCTGATGGCAAATGTAGGCTGGGTATATGATTGTGTCAATGTATTGGCAATAAACACAGCTACCGTTCCCATGAAGGTCTATAAGCCCACAGAATTTGAGGATAAGCTTATTAAAGATCATCCCTTCTATAAACTTATAAAACATCCCAATAATTATCAATCCAGCTATGATTTTAAATATCTATTTCAAGGTTTTCTCGATTTGACTGGTAGTACTTATATTCATCCAGTCTTAAACGCATTTAACAGACCTGTGGAGCTTCATATCTTGCCATCTCAATTTGTTAGCAAGATAAGAAGGGATAATAAAATTTTCTATGAATACACAGGAACTGGAACAATGCAGATTTTTGAATTTAATCAAATTATTCATGTTAAATATCCAAATCCTCAAAGCCCATTACAAGGATTAAGCCCATTGGAAGCCTCACGCATGGCAATCAACCTTTTGGCATATATGGGACAATATCAATTATCCCTGATGGCTAATAGAGCAAGACCAGATGCACTTTTACATACAGAACAGTCTGTAAGTCCACAAGAAGCAGAGAGAGTGAGAATAGAATGGAAAAAGAAGTATGGTGGAATTGACAAGGCTGGAGAGATGGCAGTTTTGGGAAGTGGATTGACTTATCAACAACTATCTCTTTCTCCTGCTGATTTAGAATATCTAAAGTCGAGAGAATTCACACAGGGTGAAATTGCAGCAGCCTATAATGTACCTCCACATAAACTTGGGAGAATGGGGGATGTCAACAAATCCAGTGCTCACGAATTAGAACATTCTTTTCAAAAGGATTCTATTTCTCCGAGATTATGGTTAAGGGATATGTATTTGACGGATGAATTGATTAGTCTTTATGATCCATCTTTAATTGTAAAATCCGATAATGTAATTCCCATAGATAAGGAATTTATGAGAGAACAAGAAGATATGGATTTAAAACATGGGGTTATTACGATAAACGATGTCAGGGCAAGAAGAAATATGAAACCCGTACCCTATGGAAATATTATTTATTTACCTTTCAATCTTCAACCAATGGGTAGTGCTTCCATATATACGGAATCCTCAAAGCCTAAAAAAGAATCAGAAAAAATATTTATACTTCAAGATGGTGGAATAGTAAAAGAATTAAATTGGGGTGAACATGAACAAACAATGCCTATTCAAAAACAATGGCAAGAAAATCATTGGAGAGCTTATGTGAAAAGGACAGAAGTAGAAGAGAAAAATGTAATTTCAATATTGGGGGGATTCTTTGATAAACAGGAAAAGGCAGTTCTTCGCAATTTGCGAAAGTTGGGAAAAGAATATAAGGATACGGAAGTTTACTTGCCTTCTTTACAGGAAGAAAACAAAAAACTGGCTGCTTTAATGATTCCCTTGCTTACCTATTCAGTAATTCAGGGTGGTGAGAGTTTGGTAGAAGATTTTGGACTTGGGATTGAATTTGATGGCAGTTCTCCATTTGTGCAGACCTTTTTTAGGGGAAGAGAAAAGCTAATTAAGGATATAAATAATACCACTTTTGAAAAACTTAAATTCCAAATCCAGCAAGGCATAAACGATGGTGAAACTATGAAAGAAATTGCTGGAAGAGTTGAAACAGTATTCACAGAAGCAAAAGGTCCAAGAGCTATGAAAATTGCAAGAACGGAAGTTAATACAGCAAATAATTATGGACATTTAGAAGCTATGAGACAAGCAAACGTAGAAAATAATATATGGGTAACAGCAGCAGATGAACGAGTTAGAGATACACACTATGCAAATGAAGGTGATGGTTGTATTCCGAGAGAGCAGCCATTTTCTGGAACTGGGGAAGTTATACCAAGTGAAGCAAATTGTAGGTGTGAAATACTTCCCTGTATAGAATAGGAGGATACCTATGGAAAAGCATTTTTATAAAGATTGTAGAATTACCGATATAAACGAAAAAGAAAGGACAATGGTTGTAACCGCAAGTGATGAAACGGTTGATAGATACAATGAGATTATGAAAGTTGCTGGTTGTAAATATAGAAATGATGGAAAGCTTCCCTTTCTCTGGTCACATAATAGAAAAGAGGATTTGCCTCCCATTGGAAAATCAATGTGGGTTAAAAGAATGAAAGGATTGGAAGCTGTCAGAGCAAAAATAGAATTTGCCCCAACAGAATTTGCTGATTCAATATATAATCTCTATAAAGGTGGATTTTTAACTGGAGTTTCCATTGGTTTCCTTCCCATTAAAGATAGAGAGCCAACGAAAGAGGAAGTTAAAAAGGGTGCTAAAAGAATTATAGAGGAATGGGAATTATTGGAAATTTCAGCAGTCCCAATTCCAGCTAATCCGAATGCAGTTGCAGAAGCAATTAAATCTGGAGAACTTCAATTGCCTGCAATGGTATATAAGGATTTTGGTTTTGAGAAAGAGGAGAATATAATACAAAGTAATACGGGAACTCCTGATTGGAAAGACAATAAAACCGAAGTGGAAGAATGGGATACCACATTATCAGATGGATTAGATGAGTCAATAGAGGAACAAAAAGAGGAAGAAATTGAGGAAAATGTCACTGAGGAGACAGAAATAGAATTAGCAATGGAAGAAATTGAAGAGAAACCTTATGAAGGAGAACATTCCTGCCGACTAAATTCACCCGAAAAGTATGTGAAATTCAATCGAAAGAATTGTGAACAAAAGCATGATGGGAAGTGCATTGATGTGATTTATGGAAGGAAGAAAGATGACAAAAGCGAAATACAATCATTGAGATATTCTAAAGATATATGGAAAGAGGCAGCAGCTCGTTCACATTGTAAGAGTAGAGAAGGAACATTTGAGGCAGCTAAAAAGGAAGCAAAAACAGAAAAATACAAATGTGAATGTATAAAGTGCGGACATAAACTTGAAAGCGAAAAACATTGCAAGGATATAAAGTGTCCAAAATGCGGTGGCGAAATGCGTAGAGTGGAAAGACCAGGACCTGGAAGAGAATTCGAAGTTGATATGTCTCATACATTGGAGAATTACAAATTAGTTTATAATGAATCAATCAATCAGTATTATTTTAAGTTAAAAGAACAACCAGAGAAAGACTATATTAAGATTGTTAAACCAGAAAAACCAAAAATAAAAGTAATGAAGAAAAGTCCAAATATTGGACTGGAGAAATTAGCACAGAACGAAGATAACATCAAAGAATTAGCTAAAGTTTTGGCCAAAGAATTAGCTAAAGATGTTATTGATAGTTGGTGTAGAGATTTCAGGGAAAATGTTTTGGGCATAGTAGATGACTAACAATACAAATATGGAGGTAACAATATGCCTAATGCAGAAATGACATTAGAAGAGCTGAAAGTAGAATTACTTCCTGAAATTAAAGATGAGCTTCAGAAATTTCTTCCTGAATGGCAGAAAGAAATAATGCAAAGTCCAGAAATGCTGGAACTTCTTAAGGCTCATAAAGACAGGAAAATTTTACCTTCAGACACAATAAATAGCGAACCCGTCCCATTTGCACAGTCAGCTAAATTTGTAAGAGCTACAATGAAAGGCGATATGGAGGAATTGAGAAAGATAGCAGATGAGGAAAAGGAAAAATACATCAATTACTTTGGAATGGAAGGGAAAGTCCTATCCACATATCTAACTGAGACAAGCGGCGAACAGGGATTATATTTATGTCCTCTTGAGTGGTACACCAAATTGTTTGAAATACCACAAGCCTTTGGAATAGCAAGACGGGATTGCTTAGTAATACCAATGTCAACCAAGATAATGTATATTAACAAGCTTACTATAAGACCATCAACTTATTGGATAGACGCTCAGGTTGAATTAGCTTATCGCGAAAAAACCGTAACCAAACCCAAACTCGGACAGCTTTATTTGAAACCAGTAGTACAGAACTGCATTGTTGTTTGGGAAGAAGAGCTGTTGGCAGATGCTACACCTCCTCTAATCGAATTAGTTACAAGGTTAGTAATTACTTCCTTTGCGAGGGGGGAAGATAATGCTCTCTTTAATGGAAATGGT